TCTCACGCAGAGAAAAAATTCCCGTTTCAGGGCAGTTAACATGTTAACTGGCTGCCCGGGCATTTTTGCGGTTTTTATCTTTATTATTCAGTTTGTTGTGCGGAAAAAATGTTAACAGGCTTTTTCAGCAAATGTTAACCAGGCAGCAGTTAACATTTGCGGCATGAGACGCCGGGAAAAATGGGCTGAACCATACCCGGCTGAGTGCGTTCTGGACCCGGGAGGAGGCTGTGCTGACAACGCAAAAACGAAAATTTGCGCTGGCGCTCATGTCCGGGAAAAACAAAACAGCGTCAGCCCTTGCCGCCGGTTATTCGGCGAAGACAGCCAGGGTTAAAGGCTCGCAGCTGGCAAAAGATCCGGAGGTGCTTGCGTTTATAGCCCGTAAACAGTGCGAGACGGTGGAGGTGGATGAGGTTCCTGTTTACCGGCAGAAAAAATCAGAGCCGGAGGATAAACCCCGTCGCCGTGAGGCGGCTGCAATACCACAGCCGGACGAAACAAATCCGGAGATGCCACCGCCCGTGGTGATATCTCCTGGTATTGAGTATATGGAGGACGGTCTTCCCGATCCGGTGAAAGCGATGGGGCGTCTTCTGGTGGAGAACATTAATACCGACCCCAGGCTGGCGCTGGATGCGGCTTATAAGCTGGCGCAGTTCACGCACCACAAAAAAGGGGATGCCGGTAAAAAATCGGCAAAAGGTGACGCGGCGAAAAAAGCGGCTAACCGTTTTGCGGTGCCACCACCACCCCGCCTGGTGGTGAATAATGATAATGAGGGCAACGGATGATACCTGTGTGGAGCACGGCCTGCCCGGACTGGGCAGAGCGCCTGAAAAAGGGGCTGTCGATTATTCCGGCTCCGATTTATCCGGAGCAGGCCGCACATGCCCTGGCGATTTTTAAACAACTGCGGATTGTGGATGCACCGGGCAGCCCGACGTTCGGGGAGTCCTGCGCACAGTGGGTGTTTGACCTGGTGGCGGCCCTGTTTGGCTCCTACGATGCGCAGACCGGTGTACGCCATATCAAGGAAGTTTTTATCCTTATCCCCAAGAAAAACAGCAAGTCCACGCTGGCTGCCGGGATCATGATGACGGCGCTGTTACTGAACTGGCGGCAGGCGGCGGGCTACACCATTCTGGCCCCGACCGTGGAGGTGGCGGCTAACGCCTTCAACCCTGCCAGGGATATGGTACGACGGGACGATGATCTGGATGACCTCTGTCAGGTGCAGACACATATCCGGACCATCACCCACAGGGTGACGGACACCACCCTGAAGGTGGTGGCTGCCGATCCGAATACGGTATCCGGTATCAAGTCCGTGGGGACGCTGATTGATGAACTGTGGTTATTTGGCAAGCAGTACAAAGCGGAGGACATGTTACGTGAAGCCATAGGCGGCCTTGCCTCCCGCCCGGAAGGGTTTGTGGTGTATACGACCACCCAGTCGAATGAGCCGCCAGCCGGGGTGTTCAGACAGAAACTGCAGTACGCCCGGGATGTCCGTGACGGCAAAATTCATGATCCGCACTTTCTGCCGGTGATTTTTGAGCATCCTCCTGAAATGGTGGAAAGCGGGGCTCACCTGCTGATGGAAAACCTCGCCATGGTTAACCCGAATCTCGGTTATTCGGTGGATGAGGCTTTTCTGTACCGGGAGTACCGTAAAGCCCGGGAGGCTGGTGAGGAAGCATTTCGTGGCTTCATGTCAAAACATGCCAATGTGGAAATTGGTCTTGCCCTGCGTTCTGACCGCTGGGCGGGTGCGGATTTCTGGGAGCAGCAGGGCAGGCGCGTCAGCCTGGACGATATCCTGCAGCGCGCTGATGTGGTGACGGTGGGGATTGACGGCGGGGGCCTGGATGATCTGCTGGGAATGTACGTGATTGGCCGTGACAGGGAAACCCGCGAATGGCTGGGCTGGGGCCATGCCTGGGCGCATGAAACCGCGGTGGTCCGACGGAAGAGCGAGGCGTCCCGGTTTCAGGATCTTGTTGCCTGTGGAGATATGACCATTGTCCGGCGTGTCGGGGATGACACGGCGGAAGTGGCGGAATATGTGCGTCGCATTCATGAGGCTGAGTTACTGGACCATATCGGTATTGACCCGTCAGGGGTGGGGCAGATTCTGGATTCACTGGCGGAAGCCGGGATCCCCGACGGAATTGTGGTGGGGATAAGCCAGGGCTGGAAACTGGGCGGGGCCATTAAAACCACCGAGCGCAAACTGGCTGAAGGGGTGCTGGTGCATGGTGACCAGCCCCTGATGGCCTGGTGTGTCGGCAATGCCCGGGTGGAGCCTAAAGGTAACGCCATTCTTATCACCAAACAGGCCAGTGGACGGGGAAAAATTGACCCGCTGATGGCGCTGTTCAATGCGGTCTCCCTGATGTCCCTTAACCCGGAACCGAAAAAGAAAGAATATGCGGTTTTTTTCATATAACCCTGTTCACACTGTAACCATCATGAACCGCTGCGGCGGTTTTTTTATTTTCAGGAGGCTGATGTGACTCTTAAACGGGCCTGTTCCCTGCTGACGGTGAAATCCTTCAGTGAGGATGAACGGGTGATCACCGGGATTGCGTCAACGCCTTCTCCGGATCGGGATGGTGACATCCTGGAGCCGGAGGGCGCGGAGTTTGGCAGTGCGATCCCGTTTCTCTGGCAGCATGACCATTCCCGCCCGGTGGGGCAGTGTACGGTGCGCCGGGTCAGCGAAGGGCTGGAAATCACGGCAACACTGGTGAAGCCCGTACCGGATATGCCGTCGCAACTGGCTGCCCGGCTGGATGAGGTCTGGGCGGCCATTAAGACCGGGCTGGTCAGGGGGCTGTCCGTGGGCTTCCGTCCCCATGAATACACCTTTCTGGACGGAGGCGGACTGCATTTTCTGCGCTGGGAACTGATGGAGGTGTCTGCCGTCACCGTGCCCGCGAATGCGGAATGCACCATCCGGACCATTAAATCTTACGACCGCCCGTTTTCTGCCGCGTCCGGCAACCGGAAACCGGTGGTGAAAATCGCATCTTCTGCCGGCGCTGCGGCACAGTCAACAACCGTTTTTCATAAGGAAAAGACCATAATGAATATTGGCGAACAGATTAAAAGTTTTGAAAACAAGCGTGCAGCGCTGGCAGCCTCCCTTGAGGAGGTCATGACCAAAGCCGCAGAGGAAGGGCGCACGCTGGATGTGGAGGAGGAAGAGCATTACGACAACACCGCAGCGGAAATCCGTCAGGTGGATGCGCACCTGAAGCGCCTGCGTGAACTGGAAGCCGGTAAGGCCGCCACGGCGCAGCCGGTGAAACAGGCCGGTAACGGGAATGTGGCCGCGGTGGCTTCTGCGCCGGTGATCCGTGTGGAGCAGAAACTGGATAAGGGGATTGGCTTCGCCCGCTTTGCCAAATCGCTGGCTGCGGCTAAAGGCGTCCGATCTGAAGCCCTGGAAGTGGCCCGTCGTCAGTATCCGGATGACAGTCGTCTGCATCATGTCCTGAAATCGGCAGTGGGCGCGGGGACCACCACGGATCCGCAGTGGGCAGGCAGCCTGTCTGAATATCAGGAATACGCACAGGACTTTATTGATTACCTGCGTCCGCAGACCATTATCGGGCGATTTGGTCAGGGCGGGATCCCTGCACTTCGTCAGGTGCCATTCAATATCCGTGTGCACGCCCAGGTGTCCGGCGGTGCTGCCGGCTGGGTGGGTGAGGGTAAGGCAAAACCCCTGACGAAGTTTGATTTTGAATCCATCACCTTCAGTCATGCGAAGGTGTCGGCCATTGCGGTACTGACGGAAGAATTGATCCGTTTTTCCAGTCCGGCTGCTGATGCACTGGTCCGTAATGCGCTGGCGGAAGCGGTGGTGGCGCGTCTGGATACAGACTTTGTGGACCCGAAAAAAGCCGCAGTGGCAGATGTCTCCCCGGCGTCCATCACCCATGATGTGAAGGGCACGGCATCAACCGGTAACCCGGATGCGGATGCCGAGGCTGCGTTTGGACAGTTTGTGGCAGCAAACCTGCAGCCCACCGGTGCGGTCTGGCTGATGTCCAGCACCAATGCCCTGGCACTGTCCATGCGTAAAAATGCGCTGGGTCAGAAGGAATACCCGGACATGACCCTGCTGGGTGGCTCCTTCCAGGGGCTGCCGGTGATTGTCTCCCAGTACGTGGGTGACCAGCTGGTGCTGGTGAATGCCCCGGATATTTATCTGGCGGATGACGGCGGCGTGGCAGTGGATATGTCCCGCGAGGCATCACTGGAAATGCAGTCTGAGCCGGGCGGCGACAGTACCACGCCGTCCCCGGTGGAGCTGGTTTCCATGTTCCAGACAGGCAGCGTGGCCATCCGTGCGGAGCGCTGGATCAACTGGCGTCGTCGCCGTACTGCGGCGGTGGCGGTGATCACCGGAGTGAACTACGGCAGTGCGTCCGGCGGCTGAGTCTGATAAGGAGGACGGGAGGCGTGCGCCTCCCGTAACAGGTTATGGCAAAGATCCGATATCTGCAGGGCACGCATGATGCCCGGGCCGGGGATATCCGTGATGTGGCACAGCCGTGTGCGGAGGTGCTGGTTCGCCTGGGAAAGGCGGAGTACATCACGGTGCGACGTCCGGCAGGTCAGAAAAAGAAACGTGATGCGGAGCATGGCGAATGTGGAACCTTTTACGGCGAACCCGAAAAAACCAGAAATCAGGACGTGACGTAAGAGAGGCGGGCTGGACCAGCCTGTTTCAGGCGGTGGCTGAGCCCTTTTCCGGCGCCTGGCAGCAGGGCGTGAAAGCCGATCCTGAAGCCGTCCTCTCCTTTCATGCGGTGTTTGCATGTATTTCGCTGATATCCCAGGATATCGCCAAAATGCGGCTGCGTCTTATGCAGACGGATGCGCATGGGATACGCAGGGAAACGCGCCGGGGGGATATTGCCCGCCTCTGTCGTCGTCCCAACGCCCAGCAGAACCGCATCCAGTTTTTTGAACTGTGGCTGAACGCCAAACTGCGTCATGGCAATACGGTGGTGCTGAAAATCCGTAATGCCCGGGGGCAGATCAAAGAACTGCGTATTCTGGACTGGAGCCGGGTTGAACCTCTGGTGGCGGATGACGGCGAGGTGTTCTACCGCATCACGCCGGACCGGAACTGCGGGATCACGGAGGCGGTGACGGTGCCTGCCCGGGAAGTGATCCACGACCGGTTTAACTGTTTTTTTCATCCGCTTATAGGATTGCCGCCGGTGTATGCCGCCGGGCTGGCGGCCACGCAGGGGCATCATATTCAGGAAAATTCGACGTCTTTTTTCAGAAATGGCGGCAGGCCGTCCGGGGTGATTGAGATCCCCGGCAGTATTACGGAAGAAAATGCGAAAAAACTGAAGAGCAACTGGGACAGCGGGTATACAGGCGAAAATGCGGGGAAAACGGCCATTCTGAGCAACGGGGCAAAATACAACCCCACGACGTTTTCACCGGTGGATGCGCAGACGGTGGAACAACTGAAGATGACCGCTGAAATTGTCTGTTCGGTGTTCCGTGTCCCGGCCTACAAGATTGGCGTGGGACAACCGCCTTCCAGTGACAACGTGGAGGCGCTGGAGCAGCAGTATTATTCCCAGTGCCTGCAGACGCTGATTGAGTCCATTGAACTGTTACTGGATGAGGCGCTGGAAACGGGGGAAAACGAGAGTACAGAATTTGATGTCACCACGCTGCTGAGAATGGACAGTGAGCGGCGCATGAAAACGCTGGGGGATGCGGTGAAAAATACGCTTCTCACGCCCAATGAGGCCCGTAAACGGGAGAACCTGCCGCCCCTGGCCGGCGGTGATGCACTGTATCTTCAGCAGCAGAACTACAGTCTGGAGGCGCTGTCCCGTCGTGATGCCCGTGAGGATCCGTTCGCGTCTGCCGGGAAAACAGTTTCATCACAGCTGCCTGACGGCGCATCTGACGGTAATAAGGCAATCAGTGAAACAGAGCATGATGCGGTGAAAGCGATGTTCAGGGGGGATACTGAGAAAATGACGGAACGGGAACTGTCCATTATTCGTGCACTGGGAGAAGAATTTTCCACAGTGCTGGCGGATTTACAGCGCACATTTGAGGGGAAGATGGCCTCGCAGGCACAAGCGTTTGAAGAGAAACTGACTTCCCTGTCGGCGGTATTACAGAAGCATGTGACGGTGGATGAGGTGCGTCCGGTTCTGCAGGCGATGGTGGATGACGCTGTGGGGGCCATTCCGGTACCGCGTGATGGTCGTGATTATGATCCGGATGTACTGCAGCAGGCGGTGAATGATGCGGTCGCAAATATTCCGCAGCCGGCGGACGGTAAAAGTCTCACCCCGGATGATGTGCGTCCGATGCTTGAACAGATGGTGAAGGAGGCTGTAAGCCATATCCCTGTTCCGCGTGATGGTCGTGACTACGATCCGGAAGTACTGCAGAAGGCGGTGAATGATGCGGTCGCAAATATTCCGCAGCCGGCGGACGGTAAAAGTCTCACCCCGGATGATGTGCGTCCGATGCTTGAACAGATGGTGAAGGAGGCGGTAAGCCATATCCCTGTTCCGCGCGACGGTCGTGACTATGATCCGGAAGTACTGCAGAAGGCGGTGAATGATGCGGTCGCAAATATTCCGCAGCCGGCAGACGGTAAAAGTCTCACCCCGGATGATGTGCGTCCGATGCTTGAACAGATGGTGAAGGAGGCGGTAAGCCATATTCCTGTTCCGCGTGATGGTCGTGACTACGATCCGGATGTTCTGCAGAAGGCGGTTCTGGATGCGGTGAGTGCCCTGCCGGCTCCGCAGGACGGGCGTGATGCCACGGCTCTGGAAATACTCCCCGCCATTGACGATCAAAAATCCTTTCCCCGGGGCACGTATGCCACACACCAGGGCGGACTCTGGCGGGCGTATGAAAAAACGCACGGGATGCGGGGATGGGAATGCCTGGTTGACGGGGTGGCGGATATTGACGTCAGCATGACGGGTGAGCGGTTGTTCTCTGTGGTGGTCCGGCAGAGCAGTGGCCAGCGTACGGAAAAAACATTTTCCCTGCCGGTGATGCTCTACCGCGGTGTGTTCAGAGCCGGTGAAACCTACCACCCCGGCGATACGGTGACGTGGGGGGGCTCGCTGTGGCACTGCAACAGTATGACCGAAGATAAACCCGGAGAAGCTCATTCATCAGGCTGGACCCTGGCTGCAAAACGTGGGCGGGATGCAGGAGGCTGAAAATGACGGCATTACTGACACTGGAAGAGATCAAGGCACATCTGCGTGTCGACCATGACGCGGATGATGACATGCTGATGGACAAGGTTCGTCAGGCTACCGCCGTGCTGCTGGCCTACATTCAGGGCAGCCGGGATAAGGTGATTCGTGAGGACGGTGAACTGATCCCGGGCGAGGCATTAACCCGGATGAAGGGGGCTGCCATGCGACTGACCGGGATGCTGTACCGGAATCCGGATCTTGCGGAGCGGGAAGAACTGATTCAGGGGGAGCTGCCGTTTTCTGTTTCCGTGCTGATTTACGATTTGCGTTGTCCGACGGTGTTATGAGGAGGGGGAATGGCAATATCTGCAGGTCGTCTGACACAGATGATAAGTGTTCTGAACCCGGTGTTAACCCGTAACGCTGCCGGAGAAATGACGGAAGAATGGGTGTCATGCGGGAAAATTCATGCGGATATCCGGGGCAGGAGCAGCCGGGAGCGGATGCAGTCCGGTGCGGAAATGGCGCAGGCGGAAATCCGCATCTGGGTGCGCGGTCAGTCCGGTCGGGAAATCACGGCAGCGTCACGACTTCATGTGCTGAGTGGTCCCTGGCGTGACCGGATCCTGAACGTTGTCGGGCTGCCCGTGCCGGATGCGACCGGCGGACGTCTGGAAATTCTCTGTCGGCTGGGAGGTGAAAAATGATCGAAACCCTGCTGGATTTTTCGGGGCTGGAGGACATCAGCCGCGATTTGCAGCTTCTGAGTGGTGCAGAAAATAACCGGGTGCTGCGTGAGGCAACCCGTGCGGGTGCGAATGTGCTGAAAGAAGAAGTGGTGTCACGGGCACCGGTACGCAGGGGAAAACTGCGCCGCAATGTGGTGGTCCTTTCCCGGCGCTCCCGCGATGGCGGGATGGAATCCGGTGTGCATATCCGGGGTGTTAATCCGGACACCGGTAACAGCGATAACACCATGAAGGCGGATAACCCGCGCAACGCTTTCTACTGGCGGTTTGTGGAAATGGGGACCGTGAATATGCCACCGCACCCGTTTGTGCGCCCGGCATTTGATGTGCGCAGTGAACAGGCGGCACAGGTGGCGATTGCGCGGATGAACCGGGCCATTGATGAGGTACTGAGACGATGACGGAGGCGGATTTGTATCCTCATCTGGCGCATCTTGCCGGCGGGCAGGTGTACCCGTATGTGGTCCCCCTGCTGGATGGCAGGCCGTCGGTGGCGCTTCCGTGGGTGGTTTTCAGCCTGATTTCATCGGTGTCAGCGGACGTGATGGGCGGGCAGGCGGAGTCCTCAGTGTCGGTGCAGATAGACGTTTATGCCGGGACTGTGACGCAGGCGCGTCAGATACGTCAGGACGCCCGTGAAGCCATAATGCTGCTGGCCCCGGGATCCGTCAGTGAAATGCAGGACTATATTCCGGAAAACCGCTGTTACCGTGCAACCCTGGAGTTTCAGGTCACGGTGTGACTTTTTCTTTTTTCTACAAAACCCATACCCCGCCGCGTGCGGGTTTTTTATTATCAGGAGGCAGAATGTCTGCTTTGTATGAACGCTCACAGCTGACGCAGGTGATGATTTCATCTGCCCCGGCGACTGCTGAAACTATGGATAAGGCGGAATATCTGCGCCTGGACTGCACCATCAAGGAAGTGCAGTTCACCGCCGGGCAGAAACAGGATATTGATGTGACCACGCTCTGCTCCACAGAGCAGGAGAACATCAATGGTCTGGGGGCGTCGTCTGAGATTTCCATGTCGGGCAATTTTTATCTGAATCAGGCCCAGAACGCCCTGCGTGATGCCTATGACAATGACGCGTTGTATGCGTTTAAGGTGCTGTTTCCGTCCGGTAAGGGCTTTAAATTCCTGGCGGAAGTGCGCCAGCACACCTGGTCATCCGGTACCAACGGCGTGGTGGCTGCAACGTTCTCACTGCGTCTGAAAGGCAAACCGGTGTCCTTTGTGGTACCGCTGGCGTTTGTGAAAAATCTGGATAAGACACTTACCGTGAATACCGGTGCGCTGCTGACAATGTCAGTCAGTGCCAACGGGGGAACGCCGCCGTATAAATACGCCTGGAAGAAGGATGGTCAGCCGGTTGACGGGCAGACGACAGACACCTTCAGTAAGCCAGGTGCGCAGTCCGCTGATGCGGGGAAATATACCTGTGTGGTGACCGATTCGGCAGAGAAAGCACAGAGTGTGACGTCTGTTGAATGCACCGTGACAGTGAGCGCAGCCGCCGGATAAGGGGATGGGTCATCATGAAAAAGGATCTGAAAACGCTGGCGCTGGCCAGACTGTCAGGGTTTCGTCATAAAACGGTGAAGGTGCCGGAATGGGGTAATGTCAGCGTGGTGCTGCGGGAGCCTTCGGCAGAGGCCTGGTATCTGTGGCAGGAAGTGCTCAATGGTGATGGAGAGGATGACGATACCCTGTCGGTGGTGGCGAAAACCCGCCGTAACCTGGAAGCGGATGTGACGCTGTTCTGCGATGTCCTGTGTGATACGGACCTGCAGCGGGTGTTCACTCCGGACGACCGTGAGCAGGTGCTGGCCGTCTATGGTCCGGTACATGCCCGGTTGCTGCGTCAGGCACTGGAACTGATCGCTGATGCAGAGTCGGCCAGAAAAAAGTAGCCCGCCCGGAAATTCGCTTTCTGATGCGACTTGCGCTCCGTCTGGGGCGCACCTTATCCGAACTGCGCCACAGCCTGAGTGCGAGCGAGGCGATGATGTGGATGGAGTTCGACAGGATATCCCCGCTGGGTGATGAGCGCGGGGATATCCGTAATGCACAGATCGTGAAAGCGGTTTTCGGGGCACAGGGGATGAATGTTGCACTGAAGGACGCCATGCTCTGCTGGGGCGAGGATGAGGATAAGCCGGAGGTGGATCCGTTTGCGGCGCTGGAAGACGCGCTGAGCCTTGCAGCACAGTCATGAATGATGAGAACCGCTGAGGCGGTTTTTTTACGCCCGGAGAAAGGTGAATGGCGACGTTACGTGAACTGATTATCAAAATTTCGGCAAATTCACAGTCATTCCAGTCGGAGATCCAGCGGGCGTCCCGTATGGGCAGTGAATATTACCGGACCCTGCAGAATGGCGGACGTCAGGCTGCTGCGGCAGCCAGGGAGCAGCGCCGGGCTCTGGCTGAGCTGCACAGCCAGTTGACGGAAATCCGCGCTTCGGCTGTCGGAATGACCGGTGCGTTTGCCGGTGCCTTTGCCACCGGACACCTGATTTCGCTGGCGGATGAATGGAGCTCCGTGAATGCCCGTCTGAAACAGGCATCACAGTCATCCGATGAATTTGCGTCATCACAGAAAGTGCTGATGGATATCAGCCAGCGGACAGGCACCGCATTTTCGGATAATGCGGCCCTGTTTGCCCGTTCGGCTGCCTCGATGCGTGAATATGGTTACAGTGCTGATGATGTGCTGAAGGTGACGGAGGCCATTTCGAC